GTTCTTGGTTTCCATCCAGCATCTAACCATGCTTGTCTTTTTTGTCTATCAGTTGGTCCATTACCATGTAATCCACCAGCAAGATATGCCATTGAAGCCATACTTAATGCTGCACTACCCATAGCTAATCTTCCGTTCTGGATAGCTTTAGCATTTAGTAAATCTTGTGGAGTTTCTATTCCAAACTGTTTTAAATGACTAAGGTTATCTCCGGGTTTTGCTTTAGCTATCATGTTGAACTCGTCAACTAAGAAGTTAAATCCGGGAGTATGTTTAGCAGTTAGTCTTAAACCGTTAATACCAGTTCTAGCAAACAGGAAGAAAGGTCTAGCCCAAGGTGCTTGGTCAAAAGCACTTGCTAAATTCTTACCAAATCCAGTTAAGTCTTGAGTAAGTGTTGCTTCTTTTCTACTGTATTCAGCAGCCGTATCAGTTAATGTACCGTCAGGTTTAAAGATCTCGTTATTAAAATAATCCTCTGCTTGTCTAAAGAACTTTGCATCTAGATTGACCATACCACCATCAGGTAGTTGTTCTGCTGCTGCTAAAAATGCCTTTTCTCTAGCTCTAGCTCTACCAATAATTAATGCAAAAGCATCATCAGTAGATGCCATGATCTTTGTAGAGTAGGTAAGAAGACTACTATCATTCATACCTCTGACCATATTAGCCATACGATATAAAATCTTATCTGTAGTATTCCCTCTTGTTTCTGCCCAATGACCATACATTTGCCACTGGTCATCTATTGCACTTCTTTCTACGTATCTAGTTTTTATTGTTGATAAATCACCAGCCCAGTAACCATTTAATTTCTTTTTAAATAACTGGAAAGATTCTGGTATAGCTTCACGCATAGCATTAAGAGATGCCAAACCAGCTCTTGCAGTCATAAAGTCACCACGCATTGCACCACCTAAAGCCATAGCCATTGGTCGTGTAAATGTTGCAGTGGATGTACCTAAAATTGCTCGCATTGAAGTCTTTGGTCCAGACAGAACACTATGAGTAAACATAGTTCCCATCTCTCTTAAAAATGCTCCTGTTTCTTTTTTATCCCCAGCAAACGTACCACCTCTCATTTTTTTACGCATGAATGCGTCAAGATCATCGAGAGTATGTACACCATCAGCCATAGATATACCTTCAAATATAGTTTTAAATACTTCGTCACCGTCTTGTTCGGTGGTCATATCTAAAGCCATACGGAAAGCATCTATACTTTTCTGCACATCTTTATCAATCTTTTCGATTAGTTCTTTTCTAGTAAGTCTTGTTTTATTAGAAAGACGAGCATCACCAAATTCTGATAACTGTTGTGATACTTCTGCACTAGATATTTTCCTTAGTCTTAAACCAGCAATTAATTTTTCAAACATCTGCTGAGCAGGACCATCTATATCTTTGATATCTGTAATTTCAGCTAATTCTCTTGCTCCAATACCAGCATCTCTTATGTCATTAAATAGTGAGGTGTTAACCATATCCAATGCTTTTATATATTCTGGCTTTACGTATTCACCAACTACGACCTTTTTACCAGATTTAGTTGTGCTATAAAGTGTTGTGCGATCTTTAGTAAATAATTTGAAAAATTCTCTTGTATTTACATTCTCTGTATTTCTACCTTCGTAAACAGCTCTAAACATATCAAGATCTTGTCCAATACTTTCTTGTAATGTCTTGCCCTGTCTTCTAGCAGTTTCTTCTAGTTCTTTTATAAAACCTTGACTTCTAAAATTACCAAGTATTTCTTTAATAACTTCTTCTGACTGCTTAGTACCAGCAACCATTCTGTCAATCTGTGTGTTGGAAGTCATAGAACCAACGTGTCCATCTTGTGAACCCCAGTCCTGTTTGACTTTCTTCATAGATTTATTAACATCACTAGCTGAGCTGTTGGATGTAGAGTTACCTAAATGCCTATCTCCTATAGGTTCATTCTTAGGAAAACGTACACCCGGATCTTTCATCTGAGCTTTAGCTTGTTCTCTGGTCTGTTTCTCTACACTTTGTCTTCTAGATATAATTATATCTCTTACTTTCTTTCCAAAATCAGTAAGTTGATCGTCACTAGCTCCCATAAACTCGTCTTTAAATTTTCCGAGTTCTTTAGCTGTAAGCTCTCCTATTTCTTTCGCTTCTTTACCAGCAGCAGATAATTCTGTACCAATTGGACCTAAGTCTTCTTTTAATGCCTGACCTAATGCTTCCCTTTCGTTATAAACATCAGTAGCTACTTGTCCAGCTTTCTTTGCCCCTTTCTTTGCAACTTCTTGACCAGCTTCAAGTCCTGTTTTAAATACAGGTGCAAGTTTAAATAGTGCTGCATCGAATACCATTCCTATGCCCATGCCTTCTACGACATGCTTTAGCTTTCTCATAGCTGGGTGATCGGCGTCATTAGTAGCTAATGCGTTATCAAGTGCTGGAACTTTTTTAACAAGCATTCCAGTCATGTTGTCTTGATTTTCGTTCTTAGCTAGTAGATCGTACCTAGCACCAATAATGGCACCTGATTTTATATTTGCAGCTAGTGATGCTCCTGTTCCAAGTTTACCAAAACCACCAGTTAAACCAATAGTAGTACCAACCTCAGTAGCAGCAGAAACAAATCCACCCCACCAAGTTTTGGTAGTGATAGGATCTCCGTCACCATACATAAATTGATCCCATTCAGTTTGATATCCTTCTTCAGTTGCCATCTCCTTTTCCATTTCGCCATTGAAAAAATCAATAACTCTTTCTGGAGTAGTGATGATGTTTGAAGCTGCTTTTCTAGCACCTTCTCCTAAACCAACAAAGGTATCAGCTACATAGTCGCCTGCTGTTGGACCTTCTTTTTTTTCTTCTTGTACAACTTCAGGAGTTACTTCTTCAGGTAGTTCTTGAGGTTCCTCAGATGCTGTAATACCTTTTTCGATATCAGCTTGTTGTATATTTTGGACTGCTTGTTCTGTTTGAGATACATCAAGTCCATCTCCAGATATTCCTATCTGAAAATCTAATTCTTCATTCATAGTTACCACGGTAAATATTGCCAAATGAGAGGCAAGTAATCCGCAGTTACTGGTCCTTTCTCATCAAAGCTTTTTTGTTATAAATGGATGTTTTAACGTTTTGTTCTCCTGCTCCTTCTGTCTCGAGTCTTGCTCTTGTTATACGGGAACGAGTAGGAAATTTATAAATAAGGTTTAATACTTTATCGTTGTACTTTTGTTCTTCTGTCTTCTCTTCTTTTACTTGTTCTTCTGAATAAAATCTAAGTTGTGAGTTAGCCAAGTCAATAGGATTAACACCCATCCTCATAGCTAGGTCACGATAGTAGTCAGGTATATCAGATCCTTGTTTAAGTGGAGTCTGTCCCCAAGCTATTAGTTCTTTTTGTGTTTTTGAATCAGCAGATATTTTTTTCTTTTTCCATAACCCACCACCTGATTGAGTCATACCTTGCTGTACTTGTCTGCTGTATGAGTCGTCTCCCGGTTCAAGATTAGTTGTTTGTAACTCAATGACCATATTGTCATCACTTAAAATTTCTTCAACCGCAGCTCTACCAGCTTTAAAAGCCTCTTGTGGTGTTCCTACTATTTGACCATTACGTATATAAGCATCTTTGTAAGCTGTATTAAATGCTGCTTCTAAATTGCCATATAGAGTTAACCATTCAGGTGACTTAATATCTGCTTCTCCATATGTCAGTACCATAGCTTTATTGGTATAACCCTTTAGATATTTAGTTGCCATGTCGTGTTGGTCAGTTCCGGGAACTAATGCACCACTAGATAAAATCTTATCTTTGTATTTGTTAAATACTTCAGTACTTACATTCTCCATCTCAAAATCATATACACCACCTTGGTAACGTATAGATTGTTCGATCATATCCTCTGCTGACGCATCATCTATATGACCTTTCAAAGCATCAGATAATTCTGTAGGAACATATCCATCATATTTATTTTTATAGAAAGCGAACATCTGTGCATTTTGTTCATTAGTTCTATTTTTTACAGACTTAATAACTTGAAGATCAGCAGATATATTTGCTTCTCTTTGTTCTTCTCTAGCAGCAGTTCCTTGATGAGCAGCATCTACTAATTCACCTGCAAGACCAGACCATTCCTTCCAAGAACCCATAGTCTTAATAGAACCATCACGAGCTGTTATTTCGTGATTAACTATAGACATAGCTTCTGGATATGTAATTACATTCTGACTAACTAAATCAATTAAATTTTCTTTAAATGCTGTCCTTCCTGCTGAGATAGTAGTTCTGTTTCTAGCTGCATACCTAGCTGCCCAATCGTGAGCAAGTTGATGCCCATCGGCAGGATTAGCTGTTGAAAATCCAACTGCAATCATTCTACTGTCAGATGCTTTTACACTTGCTTGATAATTAGCTTCTCTTTCAATTGCTTGTTTTTTACGTCTTGCTTCATCAAACTTATCTATCTCAGGTTTAACAACAGTAGCTACAAGTGCTTCGTTTAATCCTGCAAATTGCTTGGCATATTCAAACTTTATCTTTGTATCTAAAGCTGCTTGTTCTGATGGAGAAAGATTATCAAAATGTCCAACAGAAACTTGTTGACCATCTCTAATAACATCTATCTTTGTAGTTTCATAAGCATCATAAACATACTGGTCATAACCTTTAGCTTTTTCTAAAGCATATTGTTTTGCAACCATATACTTTTCCCAGCCAGCCATATTACGAAATTCTTGAGCGGTGATACTGTCACCGGTTTCTTCTTCGTATTTAGATGCGAACTCTTGTGTAGCTAGATCGTCTTCAAACAACGCACTTTCATCACCTTTAAAACGTGCTTCTAGTTCTGGACTTACACCTTTAGTAAGTATGTCTAATTTTATTTGTGCTTCTCTGTCTGCTCTATGTTTTTCTTGTTTCTTCTGTATTATGTCTCCGACTTTAGATGAAAGAGTAGCTAAACCCTCGTACATTTTTTCGGTATTTCTTACTCTATCAGCATTGTTTTTTTCTAACTGCTGTAGGTATCTTTCCTCTGATTGCTGGATAGCTCTATCAGATGCTTCTTGTTCTGGGATAACATCTAGTACTTCTTGAGGAGTTACTGACTGCCCAGTTATTTGATATTCAGGAATCATGATTGTTTATTCAACATAGATCTTTGGTAGTTAGCAGTCTGTTGTCCCTCTAAACCAGCACCTATTGCTTGACCCATGCCTAACATTAAAGTCAAACCTACGTTCTGCATCACTGGAGGGGGTGGTGCTATATCTGCAATTGGTTGGATTGCTACTTTTCCAAACGACTGATTAAGTGTTGATTTAAGTTGTCTATTAACATCTCCCATAACTTCTTTAGCTTGATAACCTGCTTGAGCTAAACCTCTGGATCTCATTGCTTGAGATATTCCAAAGTTGCCTTTGTTCATAATTAATTGTCTAGCTACTGCTCTACCTCTAACACCACGTTCGGCTGCTGATGCTTCGATCTCCCCTTCGTTGATTAACATCTTTTTAAAATCTTCTTGATTTTTCAGAATGGCTAGAGATTTTGCATTATTTAATTGTTGTTGTGTTCTTGAGTAAGCTCGTTGAG